ATGATGTAGTAGCCGGTAGACATTGCGGAGTGATTTTATAAGTTTAAATCGTCAATACTCTAACTCTAGTTTTCCTCTGGTCATCAACCCATTACAAAGCCAGACGAGAGCGTCGACACAGTCATCGTGTGAGCTTACCCCAAAGTTCACAATCTCATCAGTGAGAGCTTGAAATTTACGATATTTGTTAAAAACTATTTTTCTTTGCTCAAAAAGACCCATAATTCCACGAAAACGCGCAACTTTATCGCCACGGAACCCTTTAACTGGGTGCCAATTGATGTTGTACAGTCCGTGGTCACCAAGACAGATACGTTTAAAGTCTGCCTCTAGAGAAGCTTGGTAGGCCACTGCTTCAGACCAAACATCAATGCTGCTGGCACCAGCATGGTAGTTGTTCCCATCTTTGTGTACAATTCCCCACTCGTAACACATTTCCATTAAAGCCTCAAGTTTCTCCAGATTTCCCATAATTCGGATGCGTTTGCAATCAATAATATGAATCTTGTCCCCAACACGGCCACCCAAGACCATAACCGTATAATCATTCCGCTCCCTAACACCGGCGGACAGATCAACCCCTATACCTAAACAATCGAACTCAGTGGAGATTTGTCCTTTAACAATTAAATCTGGTGAAATCGATAGCTCACTGGTTTGAACAATTTGATTTTGATATTGAAAACTAAAGCTAATAGGAGCTTGACGACGGCGGTCTTGCAGATATTCCAAAGACCACATGTCCGGCCAGTATGAAACCTCATCTCCGACATCATCAACAGTGATTGCGGATTGAACGATTTGAACCCAGTCATTTACGGGGGTGAAGGTAGTGTTGTGGATGTCGTCGTGTCGGAACCTGGTACCAAGGCAAATAGCCCTGCCTCCTTCGAACATAGTCGGAACAATAACTGAGTTCCAGTTATCTTCCATCATTTGTCGGATGTCGCGGTTTTTAATATCGTCGGCGCTTTTAACAACGTCGTCGAGGATACACAAATGGCTTCGTTTTGAAGTCACTGCGCCTTTAAGACCTGCACAGCAAATGGTAAATTCCTCTTCACCGGTAGATTTAATCCCTGCGAACTTCCAATCAATGCTCCAGTATTCATTGGAGTTGATACCTTTGGCAATCTTAACCATCGGGAAAATTTCTCTATAAGCCTTACTTTCTTCAATAATACGTTTGATTGCAGCGCTTTTAGGTCGTGCAACATCAACGGTATAAGAGATATAAAGAATTTTTAAGGGTTTTTTGTGAAGTGCGTGTACCCCAATAGACCAAGCCGTGTAAAGTCCCAGTACAGTCGACTTGGCTGATCCTCGTGGGGCCAAGATGTCAATGTTGGGTCCGCCAATCCCAATTAAACACTCAGTATTGTCGCCAGTGCAGAGGTAACGGTGCCATTCTTTATGATGTGCAGCAGGAGGCTTATCTCCAACAACGTCACAAAAGTAAGCAAAATCAATACGCGCTCTTTCAACGTCAATTCCGGTAGAGTTTTTAACAACCTGTTGTTTTGCCGCAGCACGTGCGGTTCTGCGATAAACAGAGTAGAGAGAGGTTCCGGCCATGCGCTTACCTTAGCGCATTAAACCTTAAGATTCTTCCTGCAGAATCTTGGTCCACACACCCATTGAAGCTTCTTGAAGTGGGCCCTCGATCGGATCGTCACGGAATATTAAAAGCATTTCTCTGAGTGCACGGTCGGCGCCAGCAAGAATCAGGCCTTGCTTATCGGTTAAGTGCTTTTCGTCATTAAGCTGTTTAATTGATCCGCGAAGTTCTTTTTGAAGCATGGCAATACGGGATGCTCCCATATCCTGCTTGATCATGCCAAGATCAATTGCATCACGAAGCTTGGAGATGTCCTGCTGCATGGAATCAATTTCCATCTCCAGGATTCCGTTAAAATTCCTTTTCTTGAATTCTTTTTTAGACCACTCGTCGCACTCGACAATCGTACCCATGAACCCTAAGAAGCGGGCATATAGGTACATTTGTACTGGAGAACTTACCTGTTTACAAAAAGTAAGAAAGGATTCGCGGTCTTTTTCTGTTAAAGACTGAATCCACTTACTCATGTTCGGTAGGCGTTTTGGGCGCGTTCGTAGTTGCGGTTGTACTCGAAATTACGCTGCGTGTATTCCTGCAGGTTTGTTCTACGCAGTTCTTCCGCTTGCTTCCCAATAGTAGCACGTTCTTGTTCACCTTGGGTCTGGTAACCAAGACGTTGCTGCTCACCTTGCGTCTGATAACCGAGACGTTGCTGCTGGCCTTGAGTTTGATAACCGAGACGCTCTTGTTCACCCTGAGTTTCATAACCAAGCCGTTGCTGTTTGCCTTGAGTTATGGTAGTTTCACGTGTCTCCTCTCCAGTGGCTGCAATTGCTGCACGCTCCTGTTGCCCTTGAGTTGCAAGAGTTAAACGTGTTTCAGCACCAGTGGCTTGAGTTTGACGAATGTCTTGAGTAGTAAAAAACTCTTTGTTTGCTTGATCTAACCGAGCGCCAAGGGTCAGGTTAAGCCGCGATTGTGCAGCTGAAACTTCATTCAACGCTGTTTGAGTTTGTAATGACTGTGTCGGTACCGCTACCGGAGGCGGCGGTGTTGTTGGCGCAGGTGCTGACGGAGATCTACTACCCATGACAGTTTTAGTTCTTAATTAACAGTATAACAAGAAGGTTTAAATTACCCCATGCGGAGCATTGTTCCGGCGTATTGGTTAGCAAATTGTCTTGCGGCTTGAGCTTGTGCTGCAGTTGCACGATCACGCTCTGCTTCAGAAGCAGCTGCAGTAGCAATTTGCCCCTGAGCAATTTGATTTCTTAATGCTTGAGCAGTAGGTGTTTGCTCTTTCCTTAGTAGAAACTCGGTGCTGGCTGCAAGGTTACGAGCAGTTGATTCGGCGGAAGCAGCACTCAGATAAGGAAACAAATCTGATAGCTGCTGACGTGTTGTATCAGCACTCACTTGAGCGCCAAGCTGTTGTAATTTTAAAATTTTCTCAAAATCTAGCTCTTCTTTACTTTTTACTTCTGGAGAAACGGAGCTGCCTGTAGATAAAAAGTTTTGGGATCCGTATGCGCCAGGGGGGATGAGTCCAGCGGAAGGTTTATAAGTGAAGCCTTTTAACCAACTACTTGTGTCTGGAAAAGGAAAACTAGCTTGACTATAAGGATTCGATCCGAAAGAAGAAGAGGCGGCCATCAGCTGTACTGGTATTGGGCGCTCAGTGCGCTGCCAAGTTGAGCGGCGGCATTTGCGCCGATTTGTTGAGAAGTGCGATAACCGCTCTGAAGCATATCAGCAGCAGTTGCGATGTTTTGACGAACTTGAGCAGCTGCCATCAAACGATCCAGCTCGTTCTTCTTAACTTGCTCGGTAATTGGCATGTACGCAAGAGCATCTTTAATCCGCTCATTGCGTTGGAGTTGGGCTTCTAAGCCCTCAGCAACACGAGCAGTATTACCAATTCCAGTTGTTACGTCTGCTAACGAAATAGGACGATTCAGCTGTTGCTGGAGCTGCGACAGTGCTTGTGTTTGATCGAGCTGGCTTTGAATATCTGCAAGTTTCTGTTGTTGCTGTTGAGCAATGGTTGTAGCGGCGCCTACAGTTGGACCAGCAGCTTTACCTGCTAACCCGGTTGCGCCAGCTGCAAGAGGAGCTGCCAATGTGCTGCCGAGACCACCGCCGAGAAAAGCTAATGGAGTGGCGACAGCGGCTGCGGTAAGAGGAGCAACGGGACCGCCTGTTAATTTCATGAGGGCGCCGGTTCCTTGCCCAAGTGCTTTTTGACCCAGAGCTGTTCCTGCTAGCTTAGTTCCAGCAAAACGTCCTAACTTTTCTCCACCGTATCCAAGGCCGGCACCTAATCCTGCGCCCAGTAAAGAAGCACCTGCAACTTGCAGAGGATTTTGCCCTTCTTGTGCGGCTTGAGAACCCGCTTGCCAAGCACCAACTGCTGCGGGGATCCCCATTGATGCAAGACGTGCTAACAAAAGTGGATTCATAATTATTCTCTCTTAGTAGTTATTTTAATAGAAATAAGCTTTTGTTTTTAAAGGAAGGATTGTCCAGAAAAAGCAACCCCTGGATTAAAAGTTGGCCCGGAAGAACTAAAGGCGCTGCTAAAGTTTCCGGCACCAGCACCGCCGCCGCCTCCTCCAAATCCTCCTGATAGCGCACCTAGCCCAATAGACGCTGCTGCTCCCAATATGCTATTCAGAGGGCTTGGTCCCCCTTGAAGAACTTGCGAAGGCTCGTTATAAACTAACGTCAAGTCACCGCTTGACTGAGTGCCTCTGCCTTGACCTACAGTTGTGCCGCTTCCTGGATTAAATTTTTGCGATAAATCTCCGTATTTATTGCCAGCAAAACGTTGCGCATAACTTCCCCAAGGAGCTTGTTTGGAGTCGTTTGCAGGATTCCAGTAATCTGTAAAATTAAATGCCATTAAAAAAATCCGCCGACGGCGCCACCTAATTGTCCACCTATACTAGTGCCGATACCGGGGGCAATCAATGAGCCCAGCGCCGCTCCAGCAATAGAGCCGATGGTACCGCCAAGACCACCACCTTGAGCAGGTATCACTTGCTTAGGTTGTGGATAAACAATTGTTAAATCACCACTTTGAGAAACGCCGCCGGCTCCAGCAGCGTTAAATGGTGATGAGCCACCTTGCATATTTCGGTTTTGTGCGTACGCCTCTAGCCTTTGTCCGGCAAACTTAGCAAAATCTTCAAATGATGCTTTCTTTTTATCAGTGCTGTCACTTGATCCAGAGCCCGGCTGAAAAAAAGAATTAAAATTTCCAATGGGGGTTTTATATAAATTTGGGTTCGGTTGATACTGATAAAAAGATGAAGAAGGAAAAGATCCTAGGCTTCCTGATCCAAAAGAACCGCTGCTAAAAGATCCTGGATCATATTTAAAATCAGTGTATGGATTAAAGGTGGCCATTTACTTAATATAAGGAACAAGTTGTTGCCAGTTTTGCGCTTGAGGTTGACCTAAGGCAGCGCTGGCTTGCTCCAGAGAACCGTGTTTGTGCTTTAAATATTCTACAGGGTTTTCTTTTTTAATCCTGCGTTCTGCAGATTTTTGGAATAGTTTTTTTGCAGCCTGACTTACAGCTGCTGCAGTAACAGCTCCGGCTGCCAAAATTGCAGGTTCTGTATATCCTCCCAACTTCTCCGCAATCTTAACTCCTAATCCCTGTTGACCGCTTACTTTTACATTTGCAAATCCAGGGTATTGTTTTTGTTCTAAATTGTAACCACCTTGCGCATCTGGCCTTGCTGGTTCAATTTTTAATTTTGGTTCAGCTGCTTGCGTTAATGCTTTGATAACACCAAGTCCAGCAGCAGCACCTAAAACAGCGCTGGCTGTAATAGGTACTCCTTTTAAACGGATTTCAGGATCATTAAGTCCACGCGCTGTGCCGCGAATAACGCCTCCAAGGGCGGAAAAAGATTGGGATTCTGGATCAATAATAACGTTTTTCCCTGGCTTCGGTTTTAACGCCTGGTAGCGTCGATACTGAACAAACGTAGATGGCGCCACGTCAGGACGTTCTTGCCTGAACTCTTGATAAGGTAAAAGCTGGCTGCGTTGGCCGAGGCCATACCTCATTGCTGCTTCCAGTGCAGCGGATCTGGTTTTACGACCGGATGGGTCTTCTTCTTTAGATACAGGTGCAACGGCTTTGTATCCCTTTGGACGCAGGCCTTCACTGATTGGACCAACTTGCCCACTCATCATGCCTAATGCAACTGGAACAGCAGCAGCAACTGCGGCGCCAGCAAGCGTTGACTCGAGTTCCAACCTGGGGCCAACATGCTGACCAACATCGCTCATGAGGCGATGCATATTTGTGTAACGCCAAATATCTTTGCGAGTTGCGTTTGTTAAAACATCAGCTGGCAGTCCAGCGACTACAGGTGTTGCAGATGGTGCACTAAATTGTTCTTTACTACCAATAGAAGAATAACTGCCACTTGGATATACGCCTTGTGTTTTTTTAACTACTGCTGCCGCTTTAATATTTTTTAATTGCTCCCCAACTAATCCTGCTGCAGTTCCCTGAGAACTCTGATAAGAGCCCCAAGGCTTACGCTGAATGCTACCTTCTAATGTGGCAACAGCCTCACCAACAAATTGTTGTGCTTTTGCCAAACTATTGGTTAAGTAGTTTGTGTTGGTATTTGGATTCATGTTTAATACCGGACACCCGGATTTAACATTCTTTGAACAGTTTCAAATTCAGAACTGGGGTTTCTATGTATAATCGTAGTTGCAGGATTGTTGTAGTTTTTTGCTAAAGCAAGATTAATCTCATTGGTATACCGTTGTTGTTCTTGCGCAGCATTAAATTGTTGAAGTTGAGCAAAGTCCTGTCCATGCGTATGAGGTGCATCATTGGTTTCAGGATCAATAGATTGAGTCGGCGCCAGAGCTCGTAAAAGAGCGTGAGACCCTACTGCTCCGGTAATCTGTCCTAAAGTCTGTGCTGCATTTCCAGGTACTCCCATGGCAGCAAGACCGCCGCTTACTGGGGCAGCAATAACAGAATGAAGACCAACATTAGCTGCTGTTCTCAACGGACCAGATGCAGGTGTTTGTCCCATTAAACGCGGGACTGCTTGAGATACTGCTGTTCCCAGGGCGGTTTCTGTTGCAACTTGTTTACCTAATTGAGCAGCGGTTTGCGGGCTGCTTAAGTAAGCACCAAGATTTTTGCCGGCCATTCGAACTGCTTTTCCAGCGTTCCCTAAAATACTCATGATGTTTTTGTTCCCGTTGCACCTGGATACTTAATTCTACTGGCAGCAGTCACATTGCCATCACCAATACCTTGCCCAGGTTGTTGGCTTTGATACGCTGCGATGGTTTGTTGCGTAATCATCTCATCTTGAGGAAGAAGACCACGTTGACCGCCTTGAATATATTTATTAAGAAAATCCTGAGCTAGTGATTGGTCTCCAGGATTAGAAAAGTTTGCAGTTCCGCCAAGAGAATCAATTCTTGCCTGTGCTTGTTGTGCGTCTTGTTGTGAATAGGCTTGAGAATAAAACTGCTGAGAAGGAGGATTTTTCCTTAACGATGAAACAGCTAAATTCTTATAGGACTCAGGGTTGGTGCTAGCAGGAGAATATGGTCCAATTGTTCCAGCATCTACAGGTTTTTTATCACGAACAGCTTTATCATCCGGACCTTCGTATCTCTGGCTAAAAAACACCATCTGCCTTACTCCTTATTTACCTTTGTGCTTACGAAGTTTTTTAAGAGTTTTGGCTAAATTTGCTTGACGCACAGTAGTTTTATCGTAATCATCTGGATTAGCAGTTACTTTTGCAGCAAACGCAGACACGGACATACCTTGTTCTTCTGCTTTCTTTGTGAAAGCACCTGGGTGTTTAACCGCACCTTGAATCCAATTTTTATCTTCCGCCATAACCCTTGTTACAAAACCTTGGTCTTTTTAGCTACTCTTAATTTAGCAGAAGCAATTACGACCCTGGATTCAAGATACTGCGAATCATGTCGGAGCGTTGTTTTAACAAGGCTGCACTCTTAGCGCGTGCGCTGCCCGGCTCTGATTTGGCGCGAGTGGAGAACCTGGTACCTAAGGTAGGTTCTGTATAGCCGATAGGCCGTTCCATGGCTTGTTTTGAATAAATCAGTCCTTCTGGAGAAACACGTTCGGGCTGTGCTTCTGCCATTGCCTGACGTTGTGCCGGATCAAAAGATCCAGGATCAATAACATTTGCTGAGACACCTTTAAAGGTGCGGCCTTCGCGGCCCATGATACGCTG